TCCGTCGATCGTGCGGGGTGCCGATGTTGTCAAGTGCCTTGTAACGGGGTTGGACGATGACGGGTCCAAGACGGCCAGGGGTGAGCGTATCCGTAAGCACATGAATTATCAGATACTGAACCGGATGCCCAATTGGGAATCCGATATGGATCAATTGTTGGTTACGTTGCCGGTTACGGGTTGTGTTTTCAAGAAGACGTACTTTAATGTTCTTTTGAATTGTCCCGTGAGCGAGATGGTCGCTGCGGACGATTTGGTCGTCAATTATTGGACGAAATGCACCGGCGCACCGGTGAGGCAAACTCAGATCGTGCGGCTGTATCCGAACGAGATAGTGGAGCGGATCAACGCTGGATTGTTTTTGGATGTCGAGTATTCGAGCCCTTCCATAGAGATGGATCGCGGGGACGACATGAGGGACGAGGACGCCCCGCATGTTTTCCTGGAGCAGCACCGGTGGTTGGACATGGACGACGACGGGTACGCGGAGCCGTATGTCGTGACCGTTCATCGGGACACGGAGCGGGTGGTGAGGATCGTTCCGAGGTACGATGTTGACGGCATCGTTTTCTCGTGACCGTTCATCGGGACACGGAGCGGGTGGTGAGGATCGTTCCGAGGTACGATGTTGACGGCATCGTTTTCGATTCGAATGGCGGGATAGCGAGGATCGAGCCGGTTGAATATTTTACGAAATTCATTTTCATGCCCGCCTTCGACGGGAATTATTACGGGCTTGGCTTCGGGGAGCTGCTGGCGCCGATCAACGAAACGATAAACACGTTGATCAACCAGCTGATCGATTCCGGGACGCTGGCGAACAGGCAGGGGGGGTTTCTCGCCAGGGGGATGCAGATGTTGTCCCGCGGGGAGACCGTGCGCTTCAAGCCCGGCGAATGGAAGTACGTCCAGAGCACGGGGGACGATTTGAGGAAATCGATTGTCCCCATTCCCGTTCACGAGCCGTCCGGGACGCTTTTCCAGATGCTTTCCCTGATGATCGACAGCGGCAAGGAATTGAGCAGCACCGCCGAGATATTGACCGGTGCCGATCCTATGAGCCACGAGCCCGCCACGACTACGCTTGCGAGGATCGAGCAGGGTCTCAAGGTCTTCTCCGCCATTTACAAGCGGGTGTATCGTGGGTTGAAGTCCGAGTTGGAGAAAATACGAAGGCTGAACCGGTTGTATCTTTCGGTGGAGGAGTACAACACCGTTCTCGATGAGCGGGAGGTTTTCCACCCGGCTTCGGATTACGAGTCTTCCGACTACGATCTGTGCCCGGTTTCCGCCGGTGCCGAGATTACGGATACGCAGAGAATAATCAGGGCGAACGCCTTGATGGAGTTGACCGGGCGCGGATTGGACGACCGGGAAATATTGAGGCGGTATTTGGAGGCTCTTGAGATACCGGATTGGGAGCGCTTGTTCCCGCAATCGCCTCCCGAGCCGGACCCCGAGCTGGTCCTCAAGGAGAAGGAGCTTGAGATCAAGGCACGGAAGCAGGAGAGCGACGAGGAGAAGGCCGGTGCCCAGGCCATGAAGTTGAGGACCGACGCGCTGACGAACATCGAAGAATTGAGGAAGCCTGCGGAGAGCATAAAGGAATTGATGATCAGGATCGGAGAGTTGTCCGCCATTATAGACAAGCAGCAGGCGATGTTGGACAGAATGGGGGTGTTGAATGACGGAGGAAATATCGGCGATGGAGTTCGCCCGCTGGAAAACGCATCCGGTTACGATGGAGGTTTTCCGGTTGGTGAGGGAGAAAGCGAGGCTGTTGAAGGAATTCCTGGGGGAGGGGCATACGCTCCGGGAGACGGCGGAACAGACGCAGTTGGAGACGAGTCGTACAGTGGGGAGAATAGAGGGGTTGGAGCAGCTATTGAGCCTGAGATGGGAGGAGAAGGAAGATGAGTTGGCCTGAACCGGCTGGACACAGAGTGGTGGTGAAGCCCGACGACGTTCAAGAGCGAACGGAGAGCGGGATCTATTTGCCGCCCCAGGGGATCGACCGCAAGAAGGCGGAGATGACGACCGGGGAGTTGGTTGCCGTCGGCAGGAACGCATGGAAGGCATTCGATGACGGAGAGCCTTGGGCCGAGGTCGGGGACACCGTCATCTATGCGAAATACGGTGGATATTCCGTGCGGGACGAAGACGGGGGCGAGTATCGGATACTGAACGACGAGGACATCGTCGGGATCAAGTCCAGGAGAGTGTCATGAGCGTCGAAGATTTCAACAGGCTTGTGGAGGAATTCGGGCAAGCGAGCGATCCGGGGGCCGATACCGCCGACGACAATGGGGGCAAGGAAGATACCGTCGAGGACATCGCCAGGGCTATCGGGTGGACGCCCAAGGAAGAATGGAACCGCGACCCCTCGGAGTGGGTGGACGCGAAAAAGTACCTTCTTCGCAGCCGGGACATCCAGGACGGGATGAAGAAGACTCTCGACTCGGTAAAGGACGAGTTGAGGGCCACGAAGGAAAACACGAAGAAAGTCGTGGACGAGTTCAAGGACCACTTCAGGAAGCTCCACGAGATCGAGGTGAAGGAGCTCAAGCAGGAAGTGGAACGGTTGGAGGGCGAGCGCAAGGCCGCCATCGAGGACGGGGACTACGAGCTGGTGACGGAGATCGAAGAGAAGATCGGCAAGTCGAAAGCCAGCATGGAGGAGAAGAGCGTCGAGGACGAAGCCGACTCCTATCCCGAGCCCGATCCCGAGTACGAAGAGAGGAACAACTTCTACCAGAAATGGAAGGAAAACAACTCCTGGTACACCACCGACGACGAGATGACAAAGTATGCGGAAGCGCAGAGCAAGCTTCCGGAATTCAACGGGATGAAGTACGAGACGATGTTGAAGCGCGTCGAACAACGGGTCAAGGAGCAGTTCCCCGACAAATTCACGGGGAAGCGTTCTCCCTCCGTTGAAGGCTCGACTCCCGGTGGTGCGACCAAGCGGTTGGATACGAGAGATTTGACGGGTGAAGAAGCGAAGGTGATGGACCGATTCGTCGGCCTGGGCATCATGACCCGCGAGGAGTATTTGCGGGATTTATCGAGGATAAGGGGTCAGTAATGGGCGAGAAGAAAAGAGTCAAGCGCGTGCCGGTCGGTTCCGGGGATCGCATAAAATACTCTTCCAGGCCGGGGTATGTCCGCCGGCTGGTGAACGACGTTCACGGAAGGGTCAAGATGTTCCTCGACGCCGGGTACGAATTCGTGCAGGGAGACGAGACCGGAGGTCCGCCGAGGGCGGGCGAGGGAAGTCAGATGGGGAAGAAGATCAGCAAGGATGTCGGAGGTGGAGTCACCGCGTACCTGATGGAGGTTCCGCAGGAATGGTATGCGGAGGACCAGGCTTTGAAGGCTGAAAAGAACGACAAAATGGAAGCCGCGATGAAGCGTCCCGACGCTTCGGCGGGCCAATACGGCACGGTCAATATCGAGTGATCACGGATGGAGGATGAGAGATGGCTAACAGTGACACCCCTTTCGGTTTGAAGCCCGTTCGCTACTTGAACGGAAGCCCGTGGAACGGACAGTTCCGGGTCTATTACGTACCTTCCACTGACAGCACCGCCATTTTCAAGGGGGATGCGGTCAAGCAGGCATCGACCGGTGCGGACTCCACCGGGAAATATGCGGCGGTTACTCAAGCCACTGCCGGAGACGCAATCAGAGGCGTGGTGATCGGTTTCGGTTCGACGCCCTATCAAATGTATTGTCCGACCGATTTGGAAAACAAGTACAGGGCGGCGAGCACTGCCATGTATCTGGCCGTGGTGGACGACCCGAACGTCGTCTTCGAAGTGCAGGAGGACTCCGCCGGGAACAGTTGCCCCGCCACGGACGTAGGCTTCAACGCCAACTTGGTTGTCGGATCGGGCAGCACGAGCACCGGAGTTTCCGGGATGGAGTTGGATTCCTCGTCGGCCGCGTCCACCGCCACGCTCCAATTGAAGATCATGGGCTTGGTGGACCGCGAAGACAACGAGCTTGGCGACAACGCGAAATGGGAAGTGATTATCAACAATCATCAGTTGAAGGGTTATACCGGGACCACCGGCGTGGGAACCTGATGAAAGGGGTTTGAACAATGGGTATCATAAATTCTTCGTCTTTCGCCAAGTCTCTGTGGCCCGGACTCAACAAGATTTACCAGACGAGTTACGGGGAATACGAGCTTGAGTATCCGAAAATCTTCGAAAACAACAAGTCCACCCGCGCCTTCGAGGAGGAGATCGGGATCACCGGCTTCGGCCTTGCGCAAGTCAAGACCGAGGGCAACTCGATTTCCTACGACGAGCAAAGCCAGGGGTACCTGAAGAGGTATTCGCACGTTACCTACGGGATCGGTTTCGTCATCACGCGGGAAATGTACGAAGACAATCTTTATCCCGAGATCGGCTTGCGGCGGGCCAAGTCGTTGGCGTTTTCCATGCGTCAAACCAAGGAGATCGTCCACGCCAATATTCTGAACCGCGCCTTCAATTCGGACTACACGGGGGCCGACGGTGTCGAGCTGTGCAGTCGCGTGCATCCCAACAAATCGGGTGGAACGTGGGCGAACGAACTGGAGACCGCCGCGGACCTGAGCGAGGCCAGCCTGGAGCAGTGCTGCATCGACCTGTCGGATTTCACCACCGACAGGGGATTGCTGATTCCCGTGAAGCCGAAGATGCTGCTCATCCCGCCCGAGTTGGAGTTCGAAGCGGCTCGAATCCTCAAGTCGGTTCTACAGTACGACACCGCGAACAACGCCATCAACGCACTGAAGACGATTGGAAAAATCCCTCAAGGGTATGTCGTGAACCACTACCTCACGGACGCCGATGCTTTCTTTCTGGTGACGGACTGTCCGGACGGGTTCAAGACGTTCGTTCGGCGTTCGGACGAATTCGACGTGGACAACGACTTCGCCACGGAGAACGCGATGTACAAGGCCACTTGCCGGTTCAGTTGCGGATGGACCGATCCTCGCTGCGTTTACGGGTCGCCCGGTGCTTAATGCGTAAAACTCCTCGACGGGCATCGCTTGTCGGGGAGTTCGAAAGGATACGACAGTCATGGGTATCACCAATTTTCCAGGGGGAATTTCCAGCATGGGAGTGCCCGTGCTCGGCGGCGGGAGCCTGCTGACCCAGGGTGCTTCTTTCTTCGTAAACCCTCGGCTTGGAGGCGACGGCAATTCCGGGATTCGCATCGACCGTCCCCTCGATACGCTTTCCAAGGCTCTTTCCATGGCGACTGCGGACCAGAACGACGTGGTTTACATGCTTGCCAGCGACAATTCGGCTTCCGGGACGACGGACTACCAGTCGGATACGTTGGAGTGGGACAAGGACGGGGTCCACTTGGTCGGCATCAACTCCGGGAACATGGTGGGGATGAGATCGAGGATCGCCCAGCTTTCAACGGCCACGGAAGTCGCCCCCCTCTTGACGTGGAGCGCCAGCAATTGCCTGTGCTCGAACATCCATCTGTTTCACGGGGTTGACGATGCGGATTCGAAGGGGTGCCTGAACGTGACGGGAAGCCGCAACAGGTTCTATCGCTGCCACATCGCCGGGATCGGTCATGCCACGATGGACACCGCGAACAACTACTCCCTTCAGATCAGCGGTGGGGAGGAGAACCTGTTCGAGGATTGCGTTATCGGGTTGGATACGATTGCCAGGGGAACGGCGGCGAACAGCGAGTTGAGGCTGGTTTCCGGCGCGACGAGAAACATCTTCAGGAATTGCCTGTTCACGACGTATGCCGAGGCCGCCGGACACCAATTCGTCCTCGTCCCCGTGAACGGGATCGACCGCTACACCCTTTTCGACAATTGCCTGTTCATCAACATGCCTACGGGTGTCGCCTCCGGAACGAGCATGACCGAGGTGTTCGATGTTACGGGCGGGGGCAGTCCCGACGGTCTTTTGCTTCTCAAGGACTGCGCTTTTGTCGGGGCGGGGGATTGGGAAGCCGCCACGGAAAGCGGGAAAGTGTTCGTGTACGGTGCCGCGTCCGAGTCGAACGCCATTACCAGCGGGCAGGCGATGGCTGTCGATGCGTCCTGATCGAGGTGATCATGTATCGTCCCGGCGATCATTGGGTGATATGCGACATTTGCGGGCTCAAGCGGTGGCGGAGTCGGTGCAGGCGAAACTGGCAGGGGCGTATCGTCTGCGCCGATACCTGTTACGAGGCGAAGCACCCTAGTTTGGATTTCCGCGCCCCGCCTCCCGAGAAGGGCACGGTGGGGAACCCGAGGCCGAGGGGCCAAGTAGAATACCTTGAGACGAATATCACTTGGGATGACTTGTGATGGCTACTCAACAGCAGTTGATAGCGAGGGTGGATCGGATAATCCAGGACGACTCGTTCACCGACTCCGACATTCTTGAATTCCTCAACGAGGGGTACAGGAAGATAGCCTACGGGATCAGGATGCCGGAGGGGGGGATCACCTCCCCCCTCCCGGCCTTGGTCACGACGGGGACGGTAACGGCACTGACCGACTCGTCCAGTGTCGCGTTGCCTGCGGATTACTGCCGTGAATTGTTCCATGTGGTCAACACCGCCAACAACATGCCGGTGACGATACTGGAGAACCTGGACGTTTTTCTCCGTTCCTATCCGGCCGAGGATGTCGTCTCCAGCGTCTATGTCGTTGCCGTATCCGGTGGCACCCTCAAGTATCAGGGAATACCGACCGCGGAAGAGGACCTGACTCTCTACTACTACAAAACCGCCACGGAGATGGAGGACGCGACGGACACCCCGTCCGCGTTACCGGAACACCTCCACATGGATCTCCTGAGCAATTACGCGGGTTGGCAAATATTGGAGCTGATCCACGACGGGATGGACGGGCCGACTCCCGCTACACTGTCGAGGAAGAATGCGTTCTTCGAGGCGCTGATCAACCTGAACGAATATATCTGGCACAACCGCGAGCCGATCCAAATGCTCGCGACGGAGCACGGATATT